GGTCCTGGGTGGTGCGGATGTGGTCCTGGGTGGTGCGGTGGAAATCGAGGACCCCTACCTCCGCCTACTACAATAACTGGGGGTGGCCCACCAAAAGGAGGTGGTCTCGGGCCCCACCGAGGTGGAGGAGGTCTCGGCGTAAATCTAGGCGCACCCATAACAACAACCTCATCTTTATTTACGCTACTAAGGCTTACTAAACCTAATAGTGATAAAATTATTAATAATAACAATATTGAACCTAAAATATAAAATATGCGACGTGTATCCATTTTTGCCATTATAATATATATTAACATATTATATGACTTAGCGATGAGGTGGTGGTCGGTGTGGTCCATGACTAGGACCACGGCCAGGACCACGGCCAGGACCACGGCCAGGACCGAGGCCAGGACCAGATGGAACGATAACAGATGTGCTATTTTGAGTGCTTCTTCCTAAAGAAACCAAAATTATAATAACTAAAGCTCCAGCTAAAATATATAATAGAGTGGAGTTATTTTCTACCATTATAATATAATATAACATATTTATAGATTTATTAACCACTAACTACACGTTTCAAGCGCGCCACTAGTTCTTTAAAAATAGGTTCTTCTTGTCCGATACTTATTCTTATATATAGATCCCATTTGCTAGATACAGTTTTTTTATTATCAGCATCTCCTTCAGCGCTTACTACAATAGCCCCAAATTTTGCACCAGCTCCACCGGTTATACCGTATGTAGAAAAGACTTCAACAGCGTTTTCATTTTTTAAAGATTTAATCCAAACTATAAAATTAAAATGATTTTTGGATGCAATTTCAAATCTAGGAGAGTTACTAAATATTTTATTAAGTATTATCCATCGTGATTGTAGTATATTAGATATATATTTGAACATATCAGTAGATTTACCAATATTTTTATTGATAGCCCTGATAACATTAATTGCTCTTAATTGAGTGTCACCGCTAATTGCTAATTGTGACATATAGATGTAGTTAGCCATATCTTTTGCAAGTTGCTTATCTTTTACCAGAGCCCATCCGAATCTTGATCCAGAATGTGCAGCTAATTTTGATAATGAAAAAGTCATAATATCATCATTTCGTATTGCTGGTACTGAACCTCCCATACAAGATGGCCAATAGTATACCAGATCATGTACAACATATTTTGTGTTTGTTTTACTTTTAAAATCAGTATTTCCGTCTGGGTTATTTGGTATGGTAATAAATTCTATGTCTAATGAGTTTCCTGTCTCCCATTTACTACCACGGATATACTCGGGTATTGTATGAAAGTGAGGCCAAGCGGGCACAGGAGCTCCAACTTTAATGTCGCGATTTTTGTGTTTTTTAAGAACGGCATATATTATAGCATTTACTAATAAAGTTGCGCCATTTGCAATAACGATATACTTATCTTTTGTAACCGCATTTTTTGTTAATTTGTGTAATTTACATATCTCATCATACAATACAACACTAATATGGTCTGTGGGGAATGGTATAGGATTCGCAACATTTTTATTTCTTGTAGAACTTGATAATAATATTGCCGAATGGGGAAATTGCCAAGGTTCATAATTTAATTCATATGTCGGCGACACAGTATATTTGGGTACATATTTCTTAATCCACTTACTTGCAAATATTACTTGTGAAAGCACTGCATCTATTTGTTTAGTTTTATGTTTTTTTTCACATTTTTTGCCCGTATATGTTTGATAACATTTACAATAATTATTAAGTACAGGACCATAATAATAACCATTTTTACATGTTGTCCTACGTGTATTGCGACGACATCTCCGACTTTTTGATTTCTTAATAGTCATATATATATGTTATTTATTATTTACAATAATAAATAATAAATGTGTACAATTTCTTAATTGGAATAAGCAAGACCGCCCATACCGCTCATCACACGAAGAACATTGTAGTTAGTGGCATAGACACGGACCTTGGCAGTCTTGGTACCCTCGACGGTGGCATTAGAAAGGACAAGCTGAAGAGTAGCATTGTCAATGCGCGAGAAATTGCAACTGCCGGATGGCTGATGTTCCTCAGGCCGAAGGGCGAACGAATAGACATTAATTCCGGTGTCCGGATTCCGGGTGTGATGCTGGTATGGTTGCACAAGATCGAAATAAGTTCCTTCGCGCTCCGAAAATCTGTCTTGACCATTAAGCTGCAGTTTGCCCGTAACCACCGGATTCTCACCCCAGCAATGGAGGGAAAGCGCTGTTTCCGCTAGCACAAATGTACCAGCATCCGAAACACCCGAGTTCTGAATCTGGGCCTCATTGAGACCGCCTTCCTGACCGACACCACTAATACTCTGACCCGCTCCAAAACCGAGACGAGGCGATACATAGTTTGTTGTGTCGTTTGCGGCGGGCACACCAGCGCCCTGTGCCGGGTGGTTCCACCATTCTACAGCCGTGACATCGACTGCGCCGGCATCCTGGAAGAGGCCAGAAGCGTCGATAAAAGCGTTAGTTGTAGCGGCAACACCAAGCGGACCACCAAAGGCGTGAACGGCATTCGGCAGAGCATCGACTGCATCTGTGTAGTTAAATGGTTGGGCACCTAAGGCGTTATAGAGAAGTTGATTACATTCTAAAGAGGCGCAATAATCTACATTTTCATCCGGTTGGACCACAAAAACCAGTTCTTTGCATGGATGATTAAAATTTAACTTTATCTTATTGGACGATGAGCCAACTGATTCGTCGCCTGTGAATTGAAGTTGCTCAATTAGATATTCATGCGGATTCTGGGCCATTCTGCGGCGCTCATCAGTATCGAGGAATACATAATCAACATATAGCGAAGCTGCTACGAGGGACTGGTTGTAGGCTGTTGTTACTTTAAGAGCATTTTGACTCGAGTTGGGGTTTCCACAGTCAAGATTCGAGACGGCCCAAAGGCATTCGTCAATCGGTCTAATATCAAGATTTATTTTTACTTCGTGATACTGAAGAGCAATTAAAGGAAGCGCTAATCCCGGATTCCGGCAGTACCAAAACTGAAATGGCACATATAATGTGGTTTCTGGGAGCGCATTGCGCGGAGCACACACCTGGCGAGGGGCATCCGAATCACATGGGCCATCAACATTAGCGAAAGAAGGATCAGTAATGTAGGTCAGCTGAGTGGTGTTGCCTACCATAGCGTAATAACCGCGTTCCTGTTCAGCAGTCAATGTAAGCTGGTTCCAAATATGCATCCAATCACCGTACTGGCGATCAATTCTCTGACCACCAATTTCAACCTCCACCTGGGAAATCATCTGTTCACCAGGGAAATCTAACCAGCGTGCATAGACACCGTTATTAGCACTGGCGGCGGCAGCGTAATTGACTCCCGCGCCCGGATTATTAGCCATACTTTGGTTGATCTCTGGTAGCGTAACCTGAAGATAGGTGCGGTATGCTAAGTCACCATTGCGACTAATTGTGCATGTCACACGGCGCCCGAAATCGGCCTGCCCATTGAATGTTTGTTCAATACTTTCCATTGCGAAATTGGTGTACCGTCTGTATGTAACTTTCCAAAATGTGATTTGTGGGTTACCAGTGAGATAAACGTCCTGGGCCCCGTATGCGACTAGTTGCATTAATCCACCTGCCATAGTTATAATATTGCTAAAGAAAAAAAAATAATAATATTCACACTATATTAAATATTTTCATTTATTATTTTATTTATATCAAAGTTACCTTCGATGAATCTACGTAGATAACTATCGAGATACACTTCCTTTTTTCCTTCATGTTTTTTAGTAAAAATATATTTATTATTAATTTTTTTAATTTGCCAACCATCTTCCAATGCATTATATAGAAATACCATTTTAGCATTCTTATGAAGGTCAACCTGAAGATTTTTATCAATATCTACGGTAATATCCATTAGTGTGAGGAGAGAAAACTTTAATTATATCTTTACATAAAAAATTAATTAAATAAAAAATTATAACTAACTATTAAATGCCCACATTTAAGCCAAAAAATATAAAACATATAATTATTAGCAAAAAAAGCGGCGTTACTCTTGATAGTAAACATAATACACTATTGAAATCATTTACCCAAAAAAATAATGAAATTCCTAAATTAAAATCTAAAAGAAGCGAATTAGTAAAACAGTACAACTCTGATACATCTTTAACTATTGATGAAAAATTAGATATTAAAGATATAATTAAGGATATCGCAAAACAAATAACAGCTATTAAGAGGGAAAAAAAGGAATATTTATTAAATAATTCAAAATATATTTTTGAATACTTTGAAAATAAGAAAAAAATTTCTGAAGGAAGTAGTAATACTAAAAAGTTAAATTCATTTTTTAATATTAAAAATGAATCTGAGGAAAAAAAGGAGGTAGTTAACAGTAATGTTCATAAATATTTAACAAATGTGGATGAAGATTTTCTTGAAATTAATAATTATATTACTCAAATCGATATTTGTCAATATTGCAAGCTCGGCGAAATGATTCCCGTAGATTATGAAGGCATTCTAGTTTGTAACAACTGTTCTAAAAGTATTCGGTTTTTAGTAGAGAATGAAAAACCTTCATACAAAGAGCCACCTAAGGAAGTGTGTTTTTATGCCTATAAGCGAATCAATCATTTTCGAGAAATATTAGCGCAATTTCAGGCCAAAGAAACAACACAAATACCGGATATTGTATTAGAAAATATTAAAAGTCAAATTAAAAAAGAAAGAATCACACTTGAACAAATAAGTAATAAAAAAGCAAAGGAAATATTAAAAAAATTAGGCTATAACAAATATTATGAACATATTCCATTTATTAAAGATAAACTGGGTATTAAACCGCCTATCATGGGTCCGGAGCTAGAAGAAACACTATGTAACCTATTTATGGATATTCAGGAACCATATGCAAAATATTGTCCTGATTCTCGTGTTAACTTTCTCAATTACTACTATACTGTGTATAAATTATGCGAACTTTTAGATCAAAGAGAGTTTTTACCGTTTTTCCCTATGCTTAAAGACAGGGAAAAACGTATTGAACAAGACGAAATATGGAAAAAAATATGTGAAGAACTCGATTGGGAATTCATACCTACTATTTAGAAACCACTTTAAGATTTTATATTATATCTATTAAATGATATTTGTATTGAGTTGTGTAATAATTTTATTATTTATTTGTTGTTGCATACGTAGTTATATTAACCGATTTCCTTCTGAATCAGTGATCGTTCCCGTCCAAGATGAAGGACTCATACAACACGGACAGAACCCGATGATTAGCCATCATAGAGAAACTATAGACAAGGATATAATATGTTAAAGATATAATATGTTGAAGATATTATATGTTGAAGATTAGATTCTTGCCTGGTTCAGGACTGGTTAAAAATAAAATCACCCATTATAGTGATTTAGAATATTCACAAGTTTTAGACATATATTTACCATCTCATAGGAGCTATACAATAGTCGATGAGACCGAGCCAGCAGATATTTGTATTCTTAGCACTCAACATACAAATAATACGCTGTTAAGAGCAAATGAACTAAATATATTTTTAACTGTCGAAAATTTCTCTGTTGAGAGAACTCATTACGAACATTTTAATAGTTTTGGTAGGGAGGGAAATCCTTTGGTTAAACTATATATATATAACGATATAGTCACTCCCACCCATAATACTATCCCAGCTATCTATCAATATATCCGGTATTTTAACAAATTAAATAATCCTAATATCAGGCTTTATCACGAAAAAACAAGACCAGTATATAAAACTACACCATTTAAGGAAAAAAAGTTCTGTCTGTTTATTTCTCAAAATTTTTTAAATATGAATAAAAAGTGTATCCTAAATAGATTATCCGGATTAGGAACCATTGACTTTATTTCTAAATTAAACAATGTCAAACTAAAAAACGCAACTTGCTATAATAGTTCGGAATTACTTACAGTATTTAATGAGTATAAATTTATTATTTGCTTCGAAAATTCTAAAACTCCAGGATATATTACTGAAAAAATATTTAATGTCTTTCTGGCAAAATCGATTCCCATCTATGATGTAGATCAAAAAACAACCGATTTTATAAAAGGTGAAGCTTTTGTACCATTTGATGATCAAACAGTTAGTAGAGTCGAAGCTATCATGAATAACGAAGAGTTATATAATTCAATTATAAACCAACCTAAAACTGAGGAATTAGATTACTCTTTTATTAATGATAATTTTGATAGATTACTCCAAAATTAAAAAAATTAGCAGATCTCGGAGGTAGCATGGTAATTTTTAATTTTTTGGAGTAATATAAGGATATTTTCAAATTACTATCGTTTAAACATTGGGAAAGCCTACTAGGTTCATGCCTACACCAAGACCAGCACCCGAGCGAGCGCTTACAGCCATACTAGGAACATATGTATCCAGAATACTGAAAGTAGCTGCGGCCGTCAAAGCAATAAGTGCAACTTCGTCTAAATTTAATGATTTTTTTGGTATAGCATAGGCGGCAATAGCCACCATAAGACCCTCGACAAGATATTTGATGGCCCGTTTAACTAATTCACCAAAGTCGAATGCGCTGTTTAAACCCATATTATAATAAATCTAAAGAAAAAAATATATTTTAGTAGAAATATATTCTTTCGTTTAAAAAGCTTAAAATCATATATAATAAATATTCTATAGATGTCAAATCTCTCTAAAGATACCCCTCCGCCAGGCACAACCTGTAGATTTAGTCTTGATGGATCACAAAATCCCAAATATGTGGATTTATTAGACGAAGACAAACCTGTAGCAGGTCAAAAATTTGTTTGTCTTTCTTTTATTTCTCCAGAAAAATTATTAAAACGAAGAGAAGAATTTTATTTTGAAGAGTTCCTAAAGCAATGGGAATTATCTAAATCGATGGATAAATACTTACAATTTTTACATTTTGTCGCCTATAAATATAATTTGGATTCTGAAAGTTTATCTACAGATTTACAGGATTTTATTAAAGACGAAAAGAATAACTTATTTGGCGATAGTTCTCTTAGTGACGACTATAAAAATTTTATAGATGCCCACGAAGAATCTCTTGAGAGTAATTTTAATAATACACAGGCATTCCAGACCTCTATTAGAGGAGTTAAAGTACGCGGTTGCTATCCATCTCAACAAGAGGCAGAGTTACGATGCCAAATGCTCAGGGAAGTGGACCCTAACCATGATGTATTTGTTGGTCCTGTTGGTATGTGGATGCCATTTCATCCAGAAGCCTATAAGACTGGGCGGGTCGAGTATCTAGAAGATGAGTTAAATCAATTAATGCATGAAAAGGTCAAAAATGAAAAACAGGCTAAACAAGAATTTGAAAAACGCATTAAGGAGACGCGCGTTAAAGCCATGGAAGAAAATAAAAAACGCGCTCTTGAGTCAGGAAATCTATTAACGCAAACTCTTAATAAAGAGGGAGAACTTATTAATGTTAGGACCATGAATACCCAAGAACAAACCTTGGAAGCTAATACAGATGGCACTGTAATTGCTGCAGATATTAGGAAAGAATTGTTTGAAAGTCAAAATGTTGTTACTGATTTGGGAGGGGATCATGGTTTATCTGCTCTTACTGATAATATTAAATTTGTTTTAAAAGAAGACGACGAATATAGCCGAAGTACTGAGAATAGCGAGACAGACGAAGAAGTTAATCCACTGGAAGTATCTGTTGTACAAGAGCCCCCACGACAGAGTAGCAGATAACTGTAGCATACAAACTTAACAAAATATATGTAAATAATACTTTCTTATATACATATATGAACAAGCAAACTGAACGACCTAAACGTTGTTATTACCATGAATGTAAGTCGAAGATTAAACTATCAGATATGAACTGTGCTTACTGTAAAATATATTATTGTGTTAAGCACCGTTTACCGGAGCAACATAGTTGTTCGCATGATTTCCGGAAGGTTCATAAAGAACGATCAGAATGCTTAGCAAATTCAATGCGGTGTATTGCTCCCAAAATAGATTTTATTAGCACTTCCTAATAGATTTAGAATTTAAATAAAATCGTCAGATCACCATTTAGATTTTCGTACATTAATCTTTGGACCTCTACGGTCAGATGCCTTATGTGAATGAGGGTCATATGTTTCATCCTCATCATCAGAGACTAAATCCTTAGATATTTCCCAAAATTCTTTAGATCCCAATTTAAAATCAGTATGAAGTTCTGCTTTATACCAAAAAATTTGATCATGCAATTTATTAGATTTAACATTATTATTAATAACCAAGCATTCATAGTTTTCGGTACATTGATCCATTACTTGTAAGAAACTTTCAAAAGTGGGAAACATACCTGCATAATTCTCCCAAATTCGGCGTCTATTAGCAATATATGGCTCGCGTAAAATAAAAACATAATCTATGTTTGTTCTAAGTGTTGGAGGAATACCTAATGGATATTGCATTGTAATTACTAACAATATTTTCCAATGTCTGCCATTCATAAATAATAAACGCATCATTTTATCGCGAGTCCATGCATTATCAAATAAACAATCATCTAAAATAACAAAGGTTCTCGGATCTATATTTGTTTTTTTATATGATACTAATTCTCTTTTCATCTGTTTTAATACGGCTTTTTGACGTTTTAATATATTCTCTATGATTGCTGTATTATATTCATCATGTATAAACAATTTTGGCACGTGTTCTTGATAAAAACCATTCCCTGCTTCTGTTCCAGATATTACTGTACCTATAGGAATATCTTGATGATAATATAATAAATCTCGTACTAAATAACTCTTACCTGTATCGCGCCGTCCTATCAAAACTACTACGGGACCGGTTGCCCCTTCCGCATTAAATTGAATATTACGCATATCGAATTTTTTAAGTTCTAAGGTCATTTGTAGAAATTTTAGAAAAAAATATATTTTAAATTACGCAATAATCTTATATTTATTAGTTTAAACTAATAATAATTTTTATGTAATTAAGCTAAAATGGATTTTGAATACAAAAAAATCAATAATGATCAGTTATTTGAATCTATGACTGATACATTAAATATAACCAAACTGCAAAACTATATTCCACTTTATGAAAAATTCTTTACTCTCAATGATAATAATTATAATCAAATAAATCTAGATAATCATTTTTCACTACATTCTATAGCAAAAAAAGAAACTAATAATAAATTTAAAGGGAGTGTTGCTGATAAATCTGGTAATATACTAGCTAAGAACATTTTCTTCAAATTTTGTCCGCTTTTAGATAGCACAAAGTATGTAGTGGGAAAATATGATATTAGTAGTACATCCTTATTAAATTTACCACAATTTCAATCTGATGATTGTCACAAAAAGGTACGCGATTCAAATAACTCAGCATATATAGATGGGTTTTTTACATATCTCACTAGTCAAACTTTGCATAAACACGGATTTATTCATGGAATTGATTTTTACGGAGCATTTCTAGGTCACAAGCACGATTTTACCGTCAATATTCATGATGATTTAGAATATATCTCTAATTCCGATTTCTTTTATAAAAATAATTCAACATTATTCACTATTTCCAGTGACTTTCACAATGACCTTATAAATTTTGATACACGAAACTATAAAAAACGTATTGAGATCAATGGCGAATCACAACAATTACGTCTCTCCGATATTGCTGATTTGGATCAATTAAAAAGTATTTTCTCTATTAATGATAACGAGAGTAATGACGAAGCTAAACTAGAATTTGAATATAAACTTCCTATTTCATCCCACAAAACATCCTCTACGTGCTCATCTAGATCGTCCAATACTGATAATAGCAGTATATCTGGAACATCCACAGAAGACGATTCCTGCTCGACTATATCTGCTGATCAAGTACACGTAACTATCAATAAATTTCCTGTACAAGTTATTAGTTTGGAATGCTGTGATCACACTCTAGATGCCCTGATTTTAGAAAAGGAATTAAATGATTCCGAATGGGGATCTATCATTATTCAAATTCTTATGATGCTATTAACATATCAAAAGTTTTTTAATGTAACACATAATGATTTACATACCAATAATATTATGTATATTTCAACTGATAAACAATATTTATATTATAAATATGATGACCGAAATTATAAAGTACCAACATTTGGAAAAATATTTAAAATTATTGATTTCGGTCGCGCTATTTATAGATTTCGCGGAAATGTAATTTGTAGTGACAGCTTTCATGTACAAGGTGACGCGGCCACCCAATATAACTTCGAACCCTATTTAAATCCTGATAAACCAAGACTAGAGCCTAATTATAGCTTCGATCTTTGCCGTTTAGGTTGTTCCCTATTTGACTTTCTTATTGACGATCTAGATGCTGCAGATAATTTAACTGGTATTAAAAGAATAATTGTTGATTGGTGCAAAGATGATAAAGGACGTAATCTTTTATACAAAAAAAATGGAGGAGAACGCTATCCAGACTTTAAATTATATAAAATGATTGCTAGAAGTTGTCATAACCATACCCCACAGGCCGTACTAGGTAACTCCTATTTTGATCGATATTTATTTAGTAAAAAAAATCGGAAACTTAAAATTATGAATATTGATTCATACCCTTCCTATATTTAGAAATATTAGCTGAATTCCTAATATTTCTTCTCCTACCCTACAGCTCTCTCAAGTAACGCTTCATATTTGCCACGCCTCCGAATTACGACAATTTTGAGAAAATATCTTGTAAAACCTATCCTCATTATAATCTTACACATTAATAAATCATATATTATCTCGTTTTAGCCCTAATAACTGCAGACAAATAGCATCCGCCGTATTCACTATTTCATAGTCGTTTTCTATTTACTATATTACGCACTCTAGGCCTATTCTTAATTAAACTATCCACTACGGGCTCTTCAACAATATTGTATCATATTGAAGTTAATATAAGTATTTTATTAACATCAATTCTTTATAATTCTAAAACGAACATTAATTCGCCATCATCATCCGTCTCATTACTCTCCACTAAAGGGGGTGTAGTTCGTGTTGGACTTTTTTCTAAAGGGTTCTGTTTTGTTGGATTTTTTTCTAAAGGGGTTTTTTTTACTGCTTTTATAAAACTATCCGAGAATGAGTCAAAAGAGTTAGGAATACTAATATAGTATTGTTTAAGATAAGTTTTATTACTCTCAATACTTATAAGGGGAGGGCCACCCACAATACGCATCATTTGTATCTATAGTTGGTATGTTTATCGGTTTAGATATTTTTCTATTCATTACATATATTACTTATTAAAAATCTGGCTTTCCTAAAAATGCGCCAGTGACCTTCCCTCCTACTAGATTTTTTCCATTTTTCATTTGTTCCATTATAAAGTTCCCTAAAACTACACTAAAATACACCACTAAAGTATAACGGATGAGGGTTTTCAATGGTCTAGTTTCTTTCAATATAAACCGCATTTCCA